TTGTTCGCCCTGCAATCACAGTATCTTGAGGGAAACTGTCAGTGTCCCAATTAATTTCAATTTTGCCTTCGTCAAACGGATTGAGTGTGAATGTTCCTGTAACTGTACTATCATTATTTGTGCTAGTTAAAAACAGTCTACTGACATCTGCTCTATAATAACCTGGTAATGCTTCGAAAATTTCTCTCCAATTTTTATTACCAACAGTGCCACCGCTTATTAATTGAGCAGACCCATTGTCAACATATACTCCGTATCTGTTATAATTAACGTTTGCCATTTCGTTTGCTGCTAATGAAGTTGCCTTTGAACCAAATTCATTAGTTGTAGATCCAGGTACAGGCGTGTCATCATATGCATTTAATTCAGGAGCACTAACTCCGCTTTCAATTGTACCTAATGATTCGTCGAACATACTAGTTATAACGTTTGTAATAACGCCCATCTTTTTAACTTTAGTAGGCGGTGATATGTATATAGGTACACTAAATCCTAATGTAGCAATATCTATTTCACTGTCGACTCCTATAGGAACACTTCTATTACTCCACTGTACATTTTCTAAATTAACAACGGTAATGCTTGTCCAGTCAATAAAGTTATCAGTAGTTTGCATCTCTAAACTAGGATTAAACAATACTAATAATTGTTCTAAAATTTGTAACTTTTGATCTGTGTTTGATGCCCATATATCTGCATTAATGCGTAACAAATACGGTGTAGGAATTAATCTTTCAACTGTATAGTTTTTACCTTGAGTGTTTAGGTATTCATTATTAGTATCATCATATGCACGTTCTCTAATATTAGTAGACCTAGTATAAGTTGCATCTGTTAATCTATCTTTGTCTAGTTCTAATCCAGTTACATAAACTGCAATTCTAGGAGCACTAGGTAATTTATTTTCACTATTTTCTCTAATAATATTTGCAACTTGGCGAGACAAATCTCCGTAAGTTACAGGCACTACTTTTTGTTGACCTTTCCCGTCTTGTACAGGAAAGTTACTAAGAATACGCATCATTTGCGTAATATAACGTCTTACTTGTCCGTCGTAAAAGTGTTGCATTAATTATCCGCCTTGGGTCTAAGTGCTTTAGATAAGCTCTGACGCTCTTCGACAACTTCGCCGCCTATGGTGTTGGTTGCAGTATTATTGATAAAGCTAGACTTTTGAGTCTGTCTCTCAAGTGTATTACTTAGAGTCATTCTAATATCGTCATTGACCTTAACCCAGCGTTGACCGTCATATCTAAACATTCTATTTGGTAAGAAATCTGTACGCAAGTAAAAATCTCCCTTGACGTTTTCTCTAGGAAACGAAATACCAAAACCAAACGGAGCACCGTTAGGCGCAGCATCACCTGTTCCTACTAGGTAACCTGTATAACCTTCTCGCTCTGGTCTACTTACAATTTCGTCAGTTGTATATGTAATATTTGACGCATCTAAATCTGTTTCATCAGCAGTTGTTAATGCAATGCTACCGTCATCGTTTGTACTTACTGTGTAATAATGACTAATGTCGTATCCACTTTTAGGAGCATCAGCTTCTGCTTGTGCAACCACCGCAGCATTAATCTGCATTTCTTTTTCGTATGTACTTAAAATATCACGCAATGTAGTATCGCTACCTTCTTCTGCAGGCAAGTCAAGTATCTCTGCGTATTCTTGTCCGTCGTATATTTGTTTAAGTTTTAAACGATATAAGTGCGGATACCATGTCTGCGAAAATCCTTCAGCAGCACGATTAACATCTTCAACTACATAAAATCTTTTTAATGCAAAACTATAATCGTTTGCAGCGTATTCGTCTTTTAAGTGAGGTAATTCAATTACATCACCACTCATTATTTTTCTGCCCAATGTTTTAACTGAACTATTAATGTGTATTGTCAAGAACAATGTATCATTACTTAAAAACAATCCAAACTGACTAAGATCGAAGTCAATATCTTGTACATTATAAATGCCGCGCATTGTATAAATGTCTGGATCGTATTTTCTATCTCTATTTTCTAGGAATAGTAAGTCCTGTATATTAGTTTCCTTAACAGCATCATATTGAGGCTGATCAGCTGTGGCAGTTCCTGTATCTGGATTTTCTGGTCCTAGATACTTGTGTATGTTGATATCAGTACCGCCAACCGTAAACATCTCCTGAATCTGTCGATCTAGGAAATAGTAATCGTTACCGCGCTCTGGTTTGTATAAACTTATTCTTGGCATATAACTATTTATCGGTTACGATAAATACTATATGGAGAACACGCATGGCTGATTTAGCAACACAAAAACAAGAAGTATTTGACTATGTACATGCCTTTTTAGGCGGTGGCATGGTCGACGTTGAACTTGATCCAATTCACTACGAAACAGCTTTGAAAAAAGCATTAACCCGTTATCGTCAACGTAGCGATAATTCAGTTGAAGAGTCATACTTGTTTATGCCAACAGTGCTTGAACAAAACGAATATACGTTGCCCCAAGAAGTTGTTGAAGTTAGACAACTATTCCGTAGAAGTATTGGTTCGCGCACAAGCGGTAACGAAGGTGGCTCTACATTTGAACCCTTTAACGCAGCATATACCAATACCTATCTGCTTTCAAGTTCTAAAATGGGAGGACTAGCAACATACGATATGTTTAGTCAATACCAAGAACTTGTTGGACGTATGTTTGGTAGCTTTATTGAATTTAAATGGAATTCAAACACTAAAAAATTAACTATTTTACAGAAGCCTACAGCAGACGAAACATTGTTAATTTATGCGTACAATTATCGTCCTGACACTCAGCTATTAAGTGATTACATGGCAATACAGTGGCTTAAAGATTATACACTAGCAGCATGCAAATATATGCTAGGCGAAGCACGTTCAAAGTTTGCTACTATTGCAGGTCCGCAAGGTGGATCAACACTTAACGGTGATGCACTAAAATCAGAAGCAACTGCTGAAATGGAAAAACTTGAACAAGAAGTTAGTCAAGGTGTTGCAGGCGGAAACGGCTACGGATTCTTAATCGGATAAAAACGCTTGACATGCACTATTATCTAATGTATACTGTTTAGAACAATGGAGTTCTAAATAATAATGCATTTACCTAAATTATTAATAGTTGGTCATGGCAGACATGGCAAAGATACCGTTTGTGAAATTTTACAAGATTACGGTTATAAGTTTGAATCAAGTTCGAAGTTTTGTTCAGAGCTGTTTATCTTTGACGAACTAAAACACGAATACGGATATGCTAACGAAGAAGAGTGTTACGCAGACCGACATAATCATCGTACTGAATGGTACAATATGATTCACGATTACTGTAAGGACGATTTAGCAAGACTAGGGCGTAACCTGTTTAAAGATCATCAAATTTATTGTGGCTTACGTAATCGTAGAGAATTCTTTGCAATGCAAAATGAAGAAATCTTTGACTATGCTATTTGGGTCGATCGGTGTGATCATTTGCCAAAAGAAGATCCTAGTTCAATGAGTATTGAGCAATGGATGTGTGATTACACTATTGACAACAATGGCGATCTAGCAAGACTTAAAAACAATGTAGAAGTACTGATGCGTACTATCTTTAAAAATCGGGGACTAAGTCTCCCTGTTTCCAACGGATACCTTCCTTCTGCAACAGACGTTGACAGTTCGCACATATTGTCTTAAGATTAGTAGGACTGCAATTATTTAAATCACCATCTATATGAAACACATTGAACTGCTCAGTGTGTTTTGATTTAAAATTGCATTTCTCACAAAAGTCTTTTTTGACATAGCCGCGCTGCTTCCATTTAGGCACGCCGTGCCCGATGCCATTGCGCAGACAGCGTTCGCATAGTTTGCGATAATAAACTTTGTCCTCTTTTTTATAGTTTATAGCCGCAGGACGCTGGCCGCACTTGCATAATGGTCTCATATTGTATTTACCTCACCTTTTCGGTACCTTTTTCCATAGGTTATATAGGGCATTTTCTCTAGGAAGTAATAAATACACTTAGCATACATCCAATAGGAGAAATATAATGGCATTAGTATCACCAGGCGTAGAAGTCAATGTAATTGACGAATCATTCTACACTCCGGCCGCAGCCGGAACAGTACCAATGATTTTTGTTGCTTCTGCTAGTAATAAAACTAGTAGCAGCGGAGCAGGAATTGCAGCAGGTACACTGCAAGCAAACGCAGGAAAAGCATATTTAATCACTAGCCAGAGAGAGCTAGGAGAAACATTTGGCGATCCGCTATTTTATTCGGATAGTATCGGCAACATGATACATGGCGGAGAACTTAACGAATATGGTTTACAAACTGCATATTCATTACTAGGTGTTACTAATCGTGCATATGTAGTTCGTGCAGATTTAGACACAGCTAAACTAGCACCTAGCGCAACTGCTCCAGGCGGAGAGCCTGCAGATGGTGCATATTGGTTTGACACAGCAGTTACTGGCTTTGGTCTTCTTGAATGGAATTCAGCAGCAGTAACTACTGTAAACGGACAAAGTTTTACATCAATAACTCCACTAGTTATTACTGAGCCTACTGACTTAACAAACGATGTACCAAAAGGTTCAATAGGTCAAATTGGTAGCTATGCAGTTGATGCAACTACTACAACTACACAAGTGTGGTATAAGTCTGCAGGTACAGTACCGAGTGCAGGCGCTGTTACATATAATGATCCAGGCACATGGGTTAAAGTTGGTAGCACTGGGTGGTCAGCAAGTCATTCTGCGGTTCGTGCATCGATTGCAAATGCAGTTCCAGCAGACGGTGAGTCGATTACTATTAATGGTACTCCTGTAACTGTACAAGTTGGTGAAAATACTATTGCAGAATTTGCAGCTGAAATTAATAGTTCCGGAATCGCAGGTATTACTGCAACAGCAATTAACGGCGTACTTGAAATTTATTCAACAGGCGTTGATGTTGTTATTGCTAACGTAACTGGTGCTTTGTTAACTAACACTGGTATTGTTGCAGGTACATATTCTGCTCCTAGACTAGAAATTAAACCACACACTGATGTTCCAGGATACAAATCATCTGATACTTCTCCTGCTCCGACTGGTTCACTTTGGATTAAAACAACAGTGCCTAACGGTGGTGCAAACTTCCGTGTTAAGCAATACAATGGTGATACTGCACTATGGGATACAGTAAGTGCTCCGGTATTTACTTCACCAGAAGGTGCTATTCTTAATCTTGATAGAACAGGTGGCGGATCAAACTTAACCCTTGGACAAGTTTATGTAAAAGGAAACGTTGAAGAATCTACTTCACCACTAGCAAGCTATAAGATTTATTCACGTGCAGCAACAGGTGCAACTAGCATTTCGAGTGCTAAGATTGTTGCACAACTATCAGGTGTATATACATTTAGTATAGAAGAAAGCGTTGTAGGTTCTGCAACTCGCGTATCAAAAGCTATTACTACACCATCAGTGACCGGTGTTGGCGCTGCTGAAGATATTGCAAGTACAATTAACGCAGCAGGATTTACTAATATTGTTGCACTTGTTGATTCTGGCAACAGAATTGTAATTCAACATAAACTAGGTGGTGAATTCCGCATTACTGAAGGTTCGGGCTTTATGACTGATGCAGGGTTTGAAGGATTTGATCCTGATGCAAACGCTGGCGCAGGCAATGCAGCTACAGCAACAGCTAATCTTTACATTGCACCAACAGGTGATGCAACTAACGATTATGTTGCTTCAAACTGGAAACCACTTAGCTATACAGCAACAGGCACTGAGCCATTAAGCCTAACAGCAGACGGCGAAATTTGGTACAACTCAATTGTTGACGAAGTTGATATCATGTTGCATAACGGTACTGATTGGGTTGGATATCAAAGTTCAAACGGTGGTTATGTTGACACAGATCCAGCTGGACCAATTGTAAGCGCAGCTGAGCCAACAGAACAGAGCGACGGCAATCCGCTTGAAACTGGTGATTTGTGGATTAGCACAGCAGATGTCGAAAACTATCCAGCGATTTATCGTTACAACGGCACTCTTGCTGCATGGGTATTACTTGATAAAGCAGATCAAACAACTGAAAATGGTATTCTGTTTGCTGATGCAAGACAAGCAGACAATGGCGGCAGCACTTTAGTTGCACCAAGCGCAACTATTGCAGAAATGCTAACAAGTGACTACTTAGATCCAGATGCTCCAGATCCAGCACTATATCCAAAAGGTATGCTACTATGGAACCTACGTAGAAGTGGCTTTAACGTTAAGCGTTTTGATCGTAACTACATTGATGTAGCTGGTACTAACCCACGTCAAGGTGATGCATCAATGGACAGCTATTATCCACATCGTTGGGTTACTGCTTCAGGCAATAACGAAGATGGTTCAGGTACATTCGGTCGTCATGCACAACGTAAGACAGTTGTACAGGCACTACAGGCAATGGTTAACAGCAACCAAGACATCCGTGATGAAGAATCACGTCAGTTTAACCTAATTGCTTGCCCAGGTTATCCAGAACTAATCGGCGAAATGATCAGCTTAAACTACGATCGTCGTTTAACTGGATTTGTTGTCGGTGATACACCAGCAAGACTAACACCAGATGCTACATCATTAAATGAATGGGGTCAGAACGTTAGACTAGCAGTTGAAGACAACGATGACGGTTTAGTAAGCAGAGATGAATATTTCGGTATTTACTATCCATGGGGCTTTACAAGCGACAATGCAGGTAACAATGTTGTTGTACCACCGAGCCATATGGCATTACGTACTATTGTACTAAACGACCAAGTTGCATTCCCCTGGTTTGCTCCAGCTGGAACGAGACGTGGTGGAGTAACTAATGCAAGCGCAACTGGTTATGTTAGTGCAGAAGGCGAATTTGTTTCAGTGGCACTTAACACTGGACAGCGCGATACATTGTATTCAAACGCAATTAACCCGATTACATTTATTAGTGGCGCAGGTTTAGTTGTATTTGGTCAAAAAACTCGTGCAAGAAATGCAAGTGCGTTGGATCGTATTAACGTAGCACGTTTGGTTGTTTACCTACGTGGTCAGTTAGAACTACTAGCAAGACCATACTTGTTTGAACCAAATGATAAGATCACACGCGATCAAGTTAAAGCAGCAGCTGATTCACTCCTACTAGAGCTTGTTGGACTAAGAGCACTTTACGACTTCCTAGTTGTATGTGACGAGTCAAACAATACACCAAGTAGAATTGACCGCAACGAGCTATACTTAGATATTGCAATTGAGCCAGTTAAAGCAATTGAATTTATTTACATTCCATTGCGTATTAAGAACACAGGCGAAATTGCAGCACTAGGTTAATATGCGTACTTAATGGGTGGATGAAAAAAGTCCACCCATTAAAGCATAAATATTGTATAGGAGAATAGAATGCCAATCACAACATTACAAAATATTTCGATACCTACAGAGGGTGCTGGATCAAACTCATCATTATTGATGCCTAAGTTACAGTATCGCTTTAGAGTATTTTTAGACAGCTTCGGCACTACTGGTGGACCAGATGGTGTTAGAGAAATTTCAAGACAAGTAGTAGACGTAACTCGTCCAAACGTGAGTTTTGAACAGATGACTATTGACGCTTATAACTCAAGAACATATCTTGCAGGTAAGCACACATGGGAGCCAATTACACTTACATTGCGTGAAGATGCAAACAACAATGTTCAAAAGATTGTTGGTCAGCAGCTACAACGTCAGTTCGACTTCTTCGAACAGTCAAGTGCAGTATCAAGTGGTTCTTACAAGTTCCAAACTAGAATTGAAATTCTAGATGGCGGTAACGGCGCAACTGGTGCAAACGTAATTGATCGTTTCCACTTAGTAGGCTGCTACATTGAATCAGCTAACTACAACACGCTAGCTTATGCTACTAACGAAGCAGTTACTACTTCACTAACTATTCGTTATGATAACGCTATCCAATTTGGTGCAGACGAAGAATTCGTTGGTATTGGAGCACCGGTAACAAGAGCTACACAAGCAGCTACCGGCGGTACAGTAGTAACCAATTAATAGCAATTAGGTTGGTATAATGCTATTCGAAGCGAGAGCTGTTAATTCAGTTCTCGCTTTTCTTTATGTACACGGTTAATCTACAAGGATAAATATTTACATGTCGTTAAAAGATCCATATTTACAGAATGTTAATTTAGACTTGCACTTGCGAGATGCACGTCATGCTCATCAGTTGTTTAATGAGCACAATCTTGCATTGGCTCCTAAAACTAAGTTCTTGTATCATGTATTGTTTACTCCGATGCCGGAAGTAGGAAATAGTGCAAATAGCAATACATTTAAATTTCAAAAAGAAATTGGAGTGTTAGTTAAGAGTGCAGATTTACCAAGTTATAGAATTAGTGTAGAAAATAAACAACAATATAATCGTAAAAAGAATGTACAAACTCGTATAGATTATCAAGATGTTAATATTGTACTGCACGATGATAATACTGGTATCACTCGAGGAATGTTAGAAGAATATTATCGTTATTATTTTAATGATGGTAATAATCAAGCATTTAATGGTGCATATGATGCACGTGACAAATATAAAAATGGTAGCATTCCGGTATACGGAATGAATACTGGAATACGTGGGCCGTTCTTTAATAGTATAACAATATATCAACTTTCTAGAAGAAATTGGTATGCATATACTCTAGTTAACCCATTAATATCTGCATGGAATCATGGAAATGTTGACTCAAGCAGTGGCGCAGACATGAATTCAAATAGTATTACACTTGCATACGAAGCAGTTATGTATACGCATGGAATCATCGGTGATAGAGGCGAGCCTGGAGGATTTACTGATGATGCAACTAGATACGATAATGTTATGAGCCCATTGGGGTATGCAGACAAGAATATGATTGACGCTGCATATGCAAGTGCTGACCCTGCACTTGTTGACGAACGACGAAATGTAGATAATTTTGTAGTTCCTAGAATGACAAACAGTTCGAATAATTCTCCGCTAGCAGGTATATTTGGAATTTTTAATCAATTACCGGGAGGATTAACTAATACTAGTGTGCCTACAGTTGATTCACAAGCTAACACAAGTACTTCACGTATAAACAATGTTTCGACATCTAATAAAGGTGTATCAGCAATAACAGATGCATTTACAACAAATTTATCTGCACTTAAGAGTTTTGCAGCAAAGGCACTTAATGCAGGCGCGGGCGGAGTTAGCTACGCTGAGTATAATGCTGCATCCCCAGCTGTTCAATCACAAATAGAACAACAACTAACAGCAGATACTGCAAATAATGCAAAATTACAAAATTTTGCAAATGAAGCAATTAATGCTAGTAAATAAGTTAAGGATAAATTATGGCTACTGCTAAATCAGATTCTACAACCCAACAAGATTCTGAACTTACTAAAAAGTTCTTCAACAATTATTATAATACAGAAATATCATATAGTGCAAGCGAAGTTGATGCAGTTATTGGATATTTTCTTAAAAGAGGTTTTGAGCAAACTGCTGCTATTAATACAGCAAGTGTATTATTGCAACAAGCACATATTGACAATGTTAAAGTATTCCAATTATTAGACACATTAAAGGGTGTTAATGATATCCAGTTAAGCAATATTGTTGCACAAATCCTTAATTTAAATAGATCAAAAACTAGTACATTAGGATATAAAAATCCATCTGTAGGACAACTATTTGATCAAAGAAATATTTTAGTTTAATATGTCGAGATTTGCACAAGGTAAATTTAATCTAAAAAACCCTGAAAAATATGTAGGAAATAAAACTCCTACATACCGCAGTGGTTGGGAATTTACTTTTATGAAATTTTGCGACGAACATGCTGCAATATCTCAATGGGCAAGTGAAGCAGTACGCATACCTTATAGAAATCCATTAAGTGGCAAGCAGACAATTTATGTACCAGACTTTTTTATTGTTTATGCAGATAAAAACGGAGCACAGCGAGTTGAGCTTATTGAAGTTAAACCTAAGAACCAATCAATAAAAGAAAACTTAGGCCGTAGCAAACATAATCAAGCACATTGGGTCATTAATCAAGCAAAATGGGAAGCTGCAAGAGCTTGGTGCAAACAAAAAGGAATTCTTTTCCGTATTGTTACTGAGGATGATATATTTCATCAAGGTAGAAAACGATAAATAATAGTAGCACATAATGGACTGGACCCATGACAAAAAAATTAGAAGATTTATTAAATTTACCAGACTCTAAAGATATTATTAAAAATGCAGAGTCTCAGGAAAAAGAACAAGAAAGTTATGCTCTCAAGGAACAAGAAAAAACGTTTCGTGATATAGCAGAGTTTGATAAAATTGCTAGTGCATTGCCAGCAGTTAAAGGACTAGGCGAGATGGCTGATAAAGAGCTTAATGAAATTGCTGACAAAGCAATGGAAGCATATGACGATCTAATGGATCTTGGTATGAATGTAGAAAGTCGTTATGCTAGTAGAGTATTTGAAGTTGCAGGCGGCTTGCTTAAAACCAGCTTAGATGCCAAGGTTGCTAAACTAGATAAAAAATTAAAAATGGTTGAGCTACAACTTAAAAAAGAAAAAATGGACAAAGAAGGTAGTACCGGCGATGACGGCATGATCAACGGTCAAGGATATGTTGTTACAGATAGAAACAGTCTTCTAGAGCGCCTTAAAGGCTTAGATAAAGATAAATAGTTTATAGAGGATTATATAAAATGAGATCATTTCGCGACATATTAACAGAATCAAAAAAGACCTATGATTTTAAAATAGGAGTTGCTGGAGAACTTCCAGAGCACTTTGCTGATCATATGGAAACCGCACTTAAAAAGTTTGGTCTTGTTAATCTTACAACAGGTAAAAAAACACCAATTCAGGAACGTCCACTAGACTTTCCACAATTACAAAATATGGAAGTTACGTACTTTGAAACTTCAGTTGAATACCCAACTACTATACAAGTATTACAAGAGTATTTAGGTAAAGCATGTACAGTTGATCAAAGCCGAATTATTGTACGTAATCCAAACGAACCACAAGAACTGTATCAACAAGAAACAGAGGACGAAATATACGAACCTTTGATTACTAAAGAAGATATGGGCGGTGAGTCTGCACAAGACAGCGTAGGCGAAAATAGAGTAATGGGTTTGCTCAAAGAACTAGAAAAAGCTAGCAAAGAACGTGCAGCTACACAGGAGAACTAAAAATGAACATGAAAGATATGATCCAGCGCATGACTGCTATTGATGCTGGAAAAACACAATTAAATGAATCAGCAGTTGCTGAATGCGGTATGCCGCCGTCTGCACCACCAATGAATCAAGGTACTCCTGTTAGTATGAATGTTAGTTTAAATGCAAGCGGCACTGAACATGTTGAAGATTTAATCAATATGATGAAAAATGCAGGTATGGGCGCAGCAGAGCCAGTTAGTGCTAAAATGCTTTCACCCCGTATGGACATGGAACGTTTATCAAGCATTATGGGCGAACCAGACATGGGTCCAGAAAGTGTTGAAGAAGGCGCAGGCGTTGAAATAACCGACGAGTTATGGGACAAAATTGTTGCACGTAAACAAGAACTTATGGGACCAGATGAAGATGAAATGGAACCAGAAGATGCACAGGATCAAGCAGCAGAAGAAATGGATGTCGATCCAGAAGAACTAAATGCTTGGTTAGAAGCAAAGTTTGATGAAGGTTATGCTAACGAACCAGACGAAGCGTATGGTGATACACAACTGATGACTAAAGATTTGTCAGGCGGTCTTAATCGTGAAAAGAAAAGTTATAAAGTAGTAGCTGGCGGCGATAATCCAATGGAATACAAAATGGAAGTAGAGTCGATTAAAGAAGCACTAATGGCAGCACTACAAGAGAAGAAAGCAAAGCCAGACTTCCTTGATGTTGACAAAGACGGCGACAAAAAAGAGCCAATGAAGAAAGCACTTAAAGACAAAGGTAGCAAGCCTAAAAAAGGTGAAGTACCTCCGCAATTTAAGAAAAAATAAACTACGGTGGGGATCGGATCAAATAGGACCTTCGGGTCCTATTTTTTTGAGTAAATACAATATGGCAAAAGCATTAGACGGCGTTTTAATTAAAAAAGCAAATAAGAAGGAATCATTTACCGAGGCCCAGATTGCTGACCTCATGAAGTGTATGGATCCTACGGACGGGTATATGTACTTTGCTCGTAAGTTTGCTTACATACAACATCCAGTAAAAGGTAAGTTGTTATTTGATCCATTTGAATATCAAGAACGCTTGTTAAAAAGTTATCACAATTTCCGCTTCAACATTAATATGCTACCAAGACAAACAGGCAAAACTACTTGCGCTGCTGTATACCTAGCATGGTACGCAATGTTTAATCCGGATCAAACTATTCTTATTGCTGCACACAAATATACAGGTGCTCAAGAGATTATGCAACGCATCCGTTACATTTACGAACTGTGCCCAGATCATATTAGAGCTGGTGTTACTAACTACAACAAAGGCTCAATTGAATTTGAAAACGGATCACGTATTGTTAGTGCTACTACAACTGGTAACACAGGACGTGGTATGTCTATATCACTACTATACTGTGACGAGTTTGCATTTGTACAGCCTAACGTAGCAGTTGACTTTTGGACTTCAATATCTCCTACACTAGCAACTGGTGGTCGTGCAATTCTTACAAGCACACCAAACAGTGACGAAGACACATTTGCTACTATTTGGAAACAAGCAGAAGATAAGTTTGATGAACACGGTAACGAACAAGAAGTAGGAATTAATGGTTTCCATAGTTTCCGTAGTTACTGGACGGAACATCCAGACCGCGATGAAAAATGGAAACAAGAAGAACTAGGACGCATCGGCGAAGAACGATTCCGTCGTGAATACGACTGTGAATTCCTTGTATTCGATGAAACACTTATTAGTAGTTTAAAACTTGCCACAATGGACGGCGCAAGTCCGTTAGTTAATATGGGACAAACACGTTGGTATAAGAAGCCAACTAGCCAATATACATATGCTGTAGCACTCGATCCTAGTATGGGAACAGGCGGCGATAATGCTGCTATACAAGTATTTGAATTACCAAGTTACGAACAAGTTGCAGAGTGGCAACATAATACGACTGCTATTCCCGGGCAGATAAGAGTGCTTGCAGATATATGTAAGTATCTTGCGCAGGAAACAGGGAACCAGAACGGAATTTACTGGAGTGTCGAAAACAACGGTATCGGCGAAGCAGCACTGCTCGTTATAAACGACTTCGGTGAGGAAAATATTCCAGGATTATTTGTTAGCGAACCAATTAGAAAAGGTCACGTCAGGAAATTCCGTAAAGGTTTCAATACTACACACGGCAGTAAAATTACTGCATGTAGTAGACTTAAAACTATGCTCGAAAATGATAAAATGATTATACACAGTAAGCCATTTATATCAGAGCTTAAAAATTACGTAGCAACAGGATCTAGTTATCAATCAAAATCAGGACAAACAGACGATCTTGTTAGTGCTGCATTACTTGCTATAAGAATGATGGCAGTACTAAAAGATTGGGATCCAAGAATCTACAATACATTTACGCAAGCTGAAAATATAGAAGATTACGAAGCACCAATGCCGATCTTCATTAGCAGCAATTATTGATAAATATTAACATGAGAGAATTTGAAAAGATAGGCGAAGACCTTTTTAACAAAATACGTGGACGTTTTCCAAAGGTTACTATTGGCGATGCTAATGGTGAAATAACCAACGAGCCTAGTGCTGCTCGTTTCTTTGATTTTGATTATAACGGATTAGGCAAAGTAAGCGTAAGTATCAACGAAGATAGCGGTTTAACAGTTATATACTCAAAAGATTTTATGGAAAATCAAGACGAAATTACTCGTGATGCTTGGTATGATTTTTTAAAAGAGTTAAGAGTATTTTCAAAAAAACGTATGTTAGATTATAGTGTAAGAGATATAACTAAGTCTAATCTAGATAAAAGAGATTACAAATTCCTAGCAAAACGCCCCGGAGAAGAAACAATGGCTGAATCAAAAATGTACGGAACAAACCGTGTAAGTTATCAAAAAGTTGATGGCGCAAGACTAGTAGTTAAACATACTGAAAGTATTAATGCTGAAGTTACTGCTAGCCGCACACGTAACATTGGTGCAATTTATATTGAAAGCGCAGACGGTGAACGTTTTAAATATCCATTCAAACATTTAAGTGGTGCAAGAGCAATGGCTCGCCACGTAGCAGAAGGCGGCAAGCCATTTGATGATTTTGGCACACATATTACTAGCCTAAGTGAAGAAATGTCTAAGCTGCGCAAGTTTAAAAATTACATGGGACGCAGTGCTGTTATGGCAGAAAGCCTAGCAGGCTATATGGATGCAGTACATGATCGCATTAAGTCAGTTAAGAAGACTATCGAGAGCTTGCAAAAACCTAATTACTATAAAGAATCGTTTGCAGCATTTGAAACACCAATGATGGAAGATGTTCCTGCAGATGTTGCAGAGAATTGGATTGACCAACTAACTATTAAACAGTTTAACGAAGAACTAGCAGATGTATTTCCTTATATTTACAAGCTAGTTAGTGAAGCAACAAAAGCAAAAGAATTAAATGCAGACGACTTGATGTCTGAAATGGATTGCTGGGATGGTTACAAAAAAGACGGCACACAAGCAGGCACAGGTAAGAACAAAGGTAAACGTGTAAACAAATGCGTACCAGAAGAAATTGCACTAGAGCAAGGCTTTGAAGAAATGATGGGTCAATTTGCAGAAGGCTCAAATCCTGCGGTAGAACAAAAGGTAATGAAATTATTTAAAGACTTTGATCTCGAAGCAAACGAAATTGGTGCATACGGTGATCCGGACATTAAGAAAGCAATGCAGTTAGTACAAGCAGGTAAGATCGAAGACGCAGCAGATGTAGTTGCTGGCGAATACTTTGGTGATGATGGTGAAGAAATTCCTGCTATTAACGGTATGTATACAGATCTAGTACAAGATTTGCTCTACGTTACTGGTGCTGACGGATCACCTCAAGAAGGCAACGACAAGGAAGAAAAAGAACAGAAGACACCATTAGGCGAGTTCATCCTTAGTTACTTTGACAAAGAGTCAGGGCAGTTTCCAAAAGGTGAAACAGCAGTATTGACAATGATTGAAAAAGACTACGGCGAGCAGTTTATAGAACCTGCGAAACAGTTTATCGAACAGATTAATGCTAAGTTTGAAGAATTCCAAATGCGCACTCAACCACAACAAATGGAAGCACCAGATACAGGCGATTATGACAGAATGAGAGAGTTAGCAGGGTTACGTTAATCTGCTAACACTCATAAGTTTTTAAGTTTTTCTTTAAAAAAGACTTGACAATCGTTATAAACCAGTATATAATTATTACTGTGCTATAACACTTTAAGGCACTTGTAGCAATAACGCTACAGCACATAGGCATAACATTTAGGAGGCATATACTATGGCATCATTAGCAGAAATCCGAGCAAAGCTCAAAGAACAAGAAGCCCGCTCAGGCGGCAACGCACAATCATCCGGTGGCGGTGACAACGCAATTTACCCATTTTGGAATATTAAAGAAGGCGAATCAGCAACGATGCGTTTCTTACCAGATGGCGATACTGAGAACACTTTCTTCTGGAAAGAACGTTTGATGATCAAACTTCCATTCGCAGGTATTAAAGGTGAAACTGATTCACGCCCTGTACAAGTACAAGTTCCATGTATGGAAATGTACGGAGAATCTTGCCCAATCCTTTCAGAAGTACGTGGTTGGTTTAAAGATCCTTCATTGGAAGACATGGGTCGTAAGTACTGGAAAAAGCGTTCATACATTTTCCAAGGTTTTGTAACTGACAATCCGTTACAAGAAGACAAACCAGAAAATCCAATCCGTCGATTTATTATTGGCCCACAAATTTTCCAAATTGTTAAGGCAGCATTGATGGATCCAGATATGGAAGAATTGCCAACAGATTACACTGCTGGTGTTGACTTCCGTCTTAACAAGACATCTAAAGGTGGTTATGCAGACTATGGCACAAGCAATTGGGCACGTCGTGAGCGTCCACTAAGTGATACAGAGATGCAAGCAATTAACACGCATGGTTTGTACAACTTCAATGACTTCCTTCCTAAGAAGCCAGACGCAACTGCGGTACAGGTAATCAAAGAAATGTTTGAAGCGTCAGTAGACGGTGAAGCATATGATGCAGATCGTTGGAGTAACTACTTCCGTCCTGCAGGTGTTGCAGCTCGCACAGGCGATCCTACTCAAGCAGCATCTCCTAATGCAACAGCAGTTAGTCAAAGTGCTCCTGCACCACGCCCTGCTCCAGTTGCTGAAGAAGCACCATTTACTCCAGACCCAGTGCCTGCAACGCCTGCTCCTACAGCAGAAGCAGCACCGGCAACAGGCGGTGCACAGGACATTCTTGCAATGATCCGCTCACGTCAAGGACAGTAAAAACAACGCTGTAGGCTTGTATTTTTAGAAACAAGTCTACAGCCTTTACAGCTTTTTTAGGAGAAAACATGGCTAAATCATTTGACGTTAGCAAGTTTCGCAAGGACTTGACTAAAAGCATCTCAGGCGTGAGTGCTGGATTTAACGATCCTACTGATTGGATTTCAACAGGATCATACGCATTAAACTTTCTTATCAGTGGCGACTTTCACAAAGGTGTTCCGCTAGGTAAGGTAACTGTGTTTGCAGGTGAATCAGGAGCAGGTAAGAGTTATTTCTGTTCAGGAAACATTATCAAACACGCACAAGATCAAGGCATCTTTGTAGTTCTAATTGACTCAGAGAATGCACTTGATGAAACTTGGTTGCATGCACTAGGTGTGCAAACAGGCGAAGATAAATTGCTTAAACTTAACATGGCAATGATTGATGACGTAGCGAAAACTATTTCAACTTTCATGACAGATTACAAAGCAATGGCTGAAGAAGATCGTCCTAAAGTATTGTTTGTAATTGACTCACTTGGTATGTTGTTAACACCTACTGACGTTGATCAGTTCCAAAAGGGCGATATGAAGGGTGATATGGGTCGTAAGCCTAAAGCACTAACTTCATTAGTCCGTAATACTGTAAACATGATTGGTAGCTACAATGTAGGCTTAGTTTGTACTAACCATACATATGCTTCACAAGATATGTTTGATCCAGACGACAAGATCAGCGGCGGCTCAGGCTTCATCTATGCATCAAGTATTGTTGTTGCAATGAAAAAGATGAAGTTGAAAGAAGACGAAGACGGCAATAAGATCTCAGAAGTAATGGGTATCCGTGCTGGTTGTAAAGTAATGAAGACACGCTATGCAAAACCGTTTGAAGGTGTGCAGGTTAAGATTCCTTACGAGACTGGTATGAATCCTTATTCAGGTCTAGTTGAATTGTTTGAGAAGAAAGGCTTGTTAGAAAAGCAAGGCAATCGACTCAAGTACGTTGACTTAGCAGGCGTTGAACATCTTGATTATCGTAAGCAATGGATTGGCGAGAAACTTGATTTGATTATGTCAGAATATGCAGAAAAAACAGCTACCGTGGTAAATACCGCAGAAGTTGAAGAAGATGCAACTGATGATCAAATTGAGGAAAACTTTGCAAATGATTAATGAAGAACAAGTCAGTGATATATGGATGTTGTTTAAAGAGTACATTGATAAGAAGCAACTAGAGATTGTAGCAGAAAAGTATGTTGACATGCTAGCTGACTACGGTGTTAGTGATTTAGATTTTAAAGGTGCATTAGGTACTGAAAAATATTTAGATTCAGCTATTCAGTATTACTTAGAACTAGACGAACAAGACGACATCGAAGACGAATACGAGGATTAATAATGGGATGGTACTCAGAAGTATCGCGTGACATTAGTAAGATTCCTGATGCAGTAATGCATTATGAAACTGAATTGTTAACTGCAAAAAATGAGGTAAAACTCAAAGGTAATGTAGAACGTGCTGCTGCTGAGATGCCAGGCATTGTTGAACATCGTTTCAATCAGCTTCAAGAAATTGAAGCAATCTTGAACTACTTGAATATCGAGCTACGTAGGTTGCGTAGCTCGTACTTCAAAAAATATCTTGAAAACTATCAACGTGCATTGAGCAGTCGTGATGTAGAGCGTTATGTTGATGGCGAAGCAGATGTAGTTGACTACGAAAAAATTATTAACGAGTTTGCACTTATGCGTAACAAATGGTTAGGTGTGCTCAAAGCACTTGATCAAAAGCAATGGCAAATTACTAACGTGGTTAAATTACGTGTTGCAGGGATGGAAGATGCTTCTATATGATCGACTTTTTTTGCATTTATAAAAAAAATGACGAACGAAGTACGCGATTAGCAAACGAAGCGATTCAATCAGGAAAAAAATACAACATTAATGTACACTTACACGAAGGTGTTTATTCTAACATTGATGGAATAATGAAAGACGAAGGATTAGTAGTCAATCATTGGGGCAAACAAAAAATACGAGCAATAGGAGTTCTTGGCTGCTTTTTAAGTCATTATACTCTTTGGAAAAAGTGTATTGATTTAAACAAACCAATAGGTGTACTAGAGTACGATGCATATTTTATAAATTCATTACCTGATAATTTTTTAAATTCATTTAAAGATTATTGTAATTTAGATTACACTCGCCATTTATACTACGGCACCGGAAAAGAATTATATCTACAAAATTTAGAATATGACAAGCCGATTACTATTCATCCATTAGAAGAACGAGCTCCGGAAAAAAGAGGATCGTTCAAACATATGAATAATAATCATATCAAAGGTGCCTTCGGATATGTTATTAAACCATCAGGTGCAACCAAGCTAGTAACTGCTTCAAAAGAATTTGGGATATTACCTGCTGATGTACAGCCTAACTTAAATTATTGTAATGTCTATTATACTACTCCGAGTGTAGTGATGTTAAATATGAATAGCCTATACGATAGGTTTTCACATACACAAACTGATCAAACGGAATAATATCATGGAACATTTAGTAGAACTTAGAGACGGTTGGTGGTGGCCCAAGCATGACGTTGCTTGCTGGAGATATTTGTCTAGAAGACAAGATGTTCCTACAAACGTATCTGCATATACTAAACAACAGCGAGTAGTTGTACAAGCCGGCGGCAATGCTGGCATGTATGTAAAAAAGTATGAAGACATTTTTGATACAGTTTACACATTTGAACCCGATCCAATAAATTTTTATTGCCTAACAAAAAATACTAGTAATAGAACTATTAAGTTTCAAGGATGTTTAGGAAACGAAACAAACTTTGTAAATTTGTCATATGATGAAACACATCATAAAAAGCCCAACAGCGGTGGGTATCGTGTTAAAGGTACTGGAATTATTCCTACATTAATACTTGATAATTTTAATCTTTCGATTGTAGATTTAATACATTTAGATATCGAAGGATTTGAAAAGTTTGCATTACTAGGTGCAATTGAAACTATAAAACGCTGCAAGCCTGTAATTGCGTTAGAATTAAATGGCCTAGCAGAAAAATATAATCATACCAATAACGATGTTAAACAGTTAGTAATCGAGTTAGGATATACTGAAACTGGAATAGTAGATGATGACATTATATTTGAATATAAGAGTTAATAATGGAAAATAATATAACTTTAGTTAACGGGTTTTATTTTCCAACAATCGGCGCAACTAACGCAAATAAACAAAAAGCCAATTGGGATGAACAACCTAAGCTAATAGCAGGTTATGCTAAGAATAAAAAAACTTGTATTCAAGCAGGCGGAAACGTTGGGTATTATACTAAAATTTATGCAGGCATTTTTGATACAGTATACACATTTGAACCTAACCCGTTAAATTTCTTTTGTCTTGTTAAAAATGTGCAAGATAGCAATGTTATTAAAATGCAATCATGTTTAGGTAATACGCACCAATTAGTTGATATAGCATTGCCTGCATCACATGTTAAAAAAGGTATAAACATAGGAACTTATTATATATCAGGTAAAGGCAAAATACCTACAATGCTAATTGATGATTTAAATTTAGACAGTTGCGACCTAATACATTTAGATATTGAAGGCTTTGAAGTTAATGCAATTAACGGCGGACTTTTGACTATTAAAAAATTTAAACCTATTATATGTTTAGAAATTAATTCTGCATTGCAAAACTTTAATTACTCTGCTAATACAGTATTCGACTTAATGAAATCTTTAAATTATAAATTAGTAGATCAAATTAACGAAGACTATATATTCGAGGGCGTGTAATGATCGATAGCCCTACTATATTCACCGGTGGTGACTCTAAGTACTGGAAAAAATACGGCAAGGTATTTGTAAGAAGTTTTAATCATTACAATCCTGATAAAACTATTCATGTACATATCATTAATCCTGATGATAATGATATAGAAGATTTAAAGTTATTGCCGTGTAATTATACAACTGACTTTATTGACGAAATATACATTAATGACTTGTGTTTAGAATCTATAAAATATTTAGAAAATCCTCATATAGACGAACTACACAAACAAAAATTAAAACACGGTTTGTCATTCTGCAACGAAGAAACGCTTGTAGAAAAAATGAAACATCTAATGACGTTTTCGGTATATGCTTGTAATAGATTTATAACATTATCAAAACTATGGACAGGTAATCATCCAGTAGCAGCATATGATATGGATACTATATGCAAAGGTACAATAGATATTAATAAAATGTTAGGCACTAATGACTGCGGATGCTTGTCTGTTAAAGGCAATCGATTTGTTGTCAGTTTGGTTGCATTTAGAAATAAGAATACGTTATTAACTGACTGGGGAAATAGTTTAACAAATTCTTTTACTTCTAAAAAAGTATACGGATTTTTAGATCAAGATACGTTTGTTGAAAAAAGTAAATTATATAATACTACACATATTGATAAAATATTTTGTGATCATACAAAGAAGTCAGACAGCGCATTAGTAATGACTGGCAAAGGCGCAGCAAAGATTAGTGATAGATTTTATATGGAATCTAAAAAATGGTTATGAAAATGTATAACCAAAATTATCTATATCTTCTTCATATAACGATTTAATTAAATTAACAGTATAGCTATTTGTAAAAATATCTCTATAAGATATGTTACTAGGGCCTTTGTTAGTTATAGGCAACGACATATTTTTAAATATTTCAATGTTGGTTATTTCTTCGTTAATGTTTTCAAATTTAATAACCTTATCAACTGATATTGATTTAGATTTAAGCCATGTACTCTGACTATCGGATAATTTAAACCAAGTATTATCCCATGCATGATTATGATATCGAGTTAACCACTTTTCAAAACTATCAATCATAATGTTATATTCTTCGAGTACTATATCATAATTATCTTGAACTTTGTTAGTTTTTTTACCTGCATATAATGCCTTTAATCCTTGTCGAAGAACTTCTCGTCTAAAGAAAAACCAGCTAGCAGTTCGGCACCAAGGATTTCTTACAATAGAAAAAACATAAGGATCTTTCTCGTTGACAAAATCTTCTGCGTCTTTTAAAGTACTATGAAAATTTAAATTAGTAGTCCTGTCATTGGGAATAATTTCGTAATTGTAATTATTTTTAATTAATGTCAATACACTTCTCCCAGCAGTTTTCGGTATATGGATAAAAACTGCTGGTGTTTTAGATTCTATATAATAACTCATATATCTATTTAGCGCATTAACTACATACATAAATATCTACATGAAACATCGTGTAGTATTAGTTACAGGAGGCTTTGACCCACTTCACAGTGGTCATATCGCCTACTTTAAAGAAGCAAAAAAACTTGGCTCTAAATTGATTGTCGGAGTTAACAGTGATAATTGGTTGACTCGTAAAAAAGGCAGACCGTTTATGCCATTTGAAGAACGTGTTGCTATTATTAAAGAATTAGCATGTGTGGACAAGGTCATAGGTTTTGACGACAGCGACAATACAGCATGTCAGGCAATCTTTCATACATTAAGTACACACGGTACTGAAACAAAAGTTATTTTTGCAAATGGTGGTGATAGAACTAATACAACAACTCCGGAATATAAAGTATACGGAAGCATGCCCTATGTCGAATTTGCTTTCGGAGTTGGTGGAGAGCATAAGAAAAACTCAAGCAGTTGGATTCTTGACGAATGGAAAGCACCTAAGACAGAACGTCAATGGGGATATTATCGTGTACTCCATGAAGTCGAAGGATGCAAAGTAAAAGAACTTACTGTTGATCCGGGAAAAAGTTTAAGCATGCAACGACACGATTATCGTTCAGAACATTGGATGGTTAGTGAAGGTGCGTGTATTGTACACAGTAAGATGCCAAACGGATACAGTTTGCCACCTAGAGAATTAACAGTACATCAAGCATTTGAAATCCCAGTAGGCGAATGGCATCAATTGACTAATCCGTTTGATGTTCCTTGTAGAATAGTAGAAATACAATACGGAGAGCATTGTATAGAAGAAGATATAGAGAGAGAAGATTAATGAAAGTATTTGTAGGATACGATACACGGGAAGATATTGCATATCAAGTGTGCAAGCACAGCATCCAAACAAGAAGCAAAGATGCAGTAGTACATCCGTTAAAACAACAAGAGCTTAGAGATGCAGGATGGTATACTAGACCAGTTGATAAACTTGCAAGTACTGAATTTACCTTTACACGATTTCTTGTACCTGAACTAATGAACTTTAAAGGATGGGCAGTGTTTATGGACTGCGACATGTTGATTACTACAGACATTGCAGAACTATTTGCACAAGCAGACGATAGGTATGCAGTTATGTGTGTACAACACGATTACACTCCTAAAGAAGGCATGAAGATGGACGGACAGAAACAAACTGTTTATCCACGCAAGAACTGGTCAAGTGTAATGTTGATCAACTGCGGTCATCCTAGCAATGCTAGACTTACACAAGACTTAGTTAATGATCCAGAAATTAACGGAGCATATCTACATCGCCTTAGTTGGCTTAGGGACGAAGAAGTAGGTGCATTAGATCACACCTGGAACTACTTAGTAGGCGTATACGATAACATCAAAACTCCTAAATTAATACATTATACAGAAGGCGGCCCATGGTTTGAAAATTATAGAAACTGCGAGTACCATACAGAATGGAAAATAGAATTACAGAATATGATGAGGTCCTAATGGGTAAAGTAGTTGCAATTGACAGTGTAGGCGGATTTAATTGGAATGCCAAAGGGCACGACTATGATCCTTATCTAAAAAGTTTTATTAAAGGCGCCGACGGCGCTGCTTCGAACTGGGACAAAGAAAAAGATACAACTTCAACTCTTGTTATTAGAGGCCTCGGCGGCGGCAGTCAAAAAGCAATCAAGCATTGCTGGAAAACAAATAGAGAATTTTATGCTATCGATACTGGTTATTTTGGTAACTGGAAACACAAAAGATGGCATAGAATAACCCGTAACGCCTTACAGAATTCTGGACCAATAATTGAACGTTCGGATGATAGACTAACAACTATTATGGGTTCTTGGAATAATATTTGGAAACCATTTACTCCTGGCAGTAAGATTTTAGTATGCCCGCCCAGTGATAAAGTTATGAGTTTATGGGATCAAGGCACTGCTGAAGATTGGACTAATCAGCTAGTAGAAAAAATAAAAACATTAACTGATCGCCCTATAGAAATTAGAATGAAACCTAACAGAAGTTCTAGAGTAACTGATCAAACAATTCAACAAGCACTTGCTAATGATGTACATTGTTTAGTAACATATAATAGCATTGCTGCAACTGAAGCATTAATTGAAGGGAAATGTGCTATAAGTTTAGGCCCAAATGCTGCGCAAGTAATTGCAGAAACAGAGTTAAATAATATTGAAAATCCTAGAGTCCCGTCAGAAGATGAAATGTTTGCATTTATGAAACACTTATCGTATGCACAATTTACCCAAGAAGAAATGGAAAACGGATTTGCATGGAATACACTTCAGGAGACTATTCAGTGACTATAAAAGTAGCATCGTATCTAATGGGTATTCCTCCAGGCAACACTAATCCTGAAAAACCAGCAATCATTGTTAACTTCATTGAAGGTGTATGGCGCTCCGGAGATCAAGGAACTATTGTAACTGACTATACTCCTGTAAATGCAGATGTAGCAGTAGTGCAGGGGTTTGTTCACGAAAATAGTAAAAACAGTTTGCATTTAAAATTACGACAAGATGTATTTGAAAAACAAAAACGAGATAATAAGCGTAGCATTATTGTAGACAGTAATTTATTTTTGTATGCTGATCCTCAAAATCGTAATAAATTTTTAAGATTTAGTTACGACGGTATTTTTCCAAATACCGGCGAATACTGTAACGCAACTCCTGATCCTGCTCGGTGGAATTTAATTCAACAACGTTTAGGTATTTCGTTAAAGCCAATGCAACACAACGGAAAAAATATATTAATTTGCTGTCAGCGAGACGGAGGATGGAGCATGGGCGGGCAAGCAGTACTTCCTTGGTTAATTAAAACTATTACCCATGTTAAAAAGTATTCAGATAGACCCATAGTTATTAGATTTCATCCAGGCGATAAAAAAATACTAGAACATAAACGTGCATTGGCTAGATACAGAATGACAAATGTAACTATAACTCATAGTGCAAACTTACTACAAGATTTTGAAAATGCACATGCTGTCATTAATTACAATAGCAGTCCTGCTGTTGCTGCTGCTATACAGGGTGTTCCTGTATTTGTGTTAGACGCTGACAGGAGCCAAGCAGCAGCCGTTGCCCATTCTGATTTAAAAGATTTAGAAAATATAAAAGAATTTGATAGAGAACTTTGGGTCCAAAAAATGGCGCAGATGCACTGGACATTAGACGAACTTAAAGACGGAACAGCATGGACACATTTAAGGAAGTGGGCAACAAAATGAATAAACAAATTACAGTAGTAACAACATTTCATCCGTCAGGGTTAGTAAAATACGGACAGCGTTTTTTAGACAGCTTTGCTGCAAAAGTAGACAAGCGTATTAAGCTGCTAGTATATGCAGAAGATTGTATTCCTCGTAATCCTGATCCAATTCGTATTGAAATATTAGATGCAAAAGCAGTGCTACCTAAATTAAATGCATTTAAAGACAAATGGCGTGATGTGCCTAAAGCTAACGGAGACGTTAGCAATGAACCACAGCGTCACACACGCAAGGATTGGAACAAAGAATTCAAGTGGGATGCAGTTAGGTTCGCTAATAAAACATACGCAGTGTATGACGCTTGTACACGCTCTAAGGGGTGGTGTGTGTGGATGGATGCAGACAGCTTTATTCACAGTCCTTGGAATTACGAAGACTTTGCAGAACTACTTCCTAACAATGCTTATATCACATATGTTGGTAGAGGTAAAGGATCGCAGACTTGGCCAGAGTGTGGCTTCTACGGTATGAATCTAAATCATCCTGTGTGCCACAGTTTCTTAGAAGACTTTGAGCGTATGTACGAGGATGCTGAGAACGGTATCTTTACATTAGAAGAATGGCACGACAGTTATGTGTTTGGCGAGCTGCTAAAGAAATATAGCGAATTTCCATCACACGATTACAGTGCAGAAATGTATCTCAAAGAAGCAAAGTCAGGCGGCGGAGGGCATCCTCTTATTAATGGTCCACTAGGCAAGTGGATGGATCATATGAAAGGTGGACGCAAGGATACAGGTAAGTCACAAAAGAAAGACATTATGGTTAATAGAACAGAAGCATACTGGAATGAAATTTAGTTTATGGACACAATATGGCGCACTTAATAGCAAACCTGTCTTTGATGCTTTTCGAGAGGGTTGTCGCGCCCTTGGTTTTAGCACTGACGATAATAGCAATGACTCCGACGTTGATGTTATTTGGAGCGTACTGTTTAACGGAAGAATGGCTCAAAACCAACTTGTTTGGAAGAACGCACAGAACAAAAAGAAACCAGTTATAGTACTTGAAGTCGGTGGAATTAAACGAGGCACAACTTGGAAGGTGGGATTAAATGGTATTAATAGAGATGCTTATTTTGGGGATATGGGGAATACTAGTGACCGTGCTAATCTTCTCGGACTTGTTTTAAAGCCCTGGCGTACAGACGGCGAGTATATACTAATAGCAGGTCAGCACGATAAAAGTTTGCAGTGGCAACATATGCCTAGGATGAGTCAATGGGTGATGAATACTATAGATGGCATAAGAGCACATACTGATCGTCCTATATTGTTTCGGCCTCATCCTCGATGCCCATTACAACATATCGAAAAAGAATTTAAAAATGTATACAGGCAAAATCCTGTAAAATTAAATGGTACATATGATGACTTTGATATGTCGTTTAACAACGTACACGCTACTGTAAGCTACAGCAGCAACCCGGGCATACACAGTGTACTAAACGGCGTTCCGGCGTTTGTAGGGTCCGCATCTTTAGCGTATGACGTCGGTAATGACATTGACTTTATGCACGATATAGAATCTCCAATGATGCCAGATAGAACACAATGGCTCAATGACTACGCTCACACTGAATACACTATAGAAGAAATTGCAGCAGGATTACCATTAAATAACTTGACAAGTAAGCTATAATACGTTATACTACTTGTATGGCTGAGAAAACAATAGAATCATATCTTGAATTATTGACTGGACTACAAGGGAATGTATCTTTTGTAATCCAATCTAGCGATCAAACAATTCTTCGAAGTATTGCACGCCAAGTGCATAAAGGAGTTGCACTTACTGATCGTCAGTACGAAGTAGTTAAAGAAAAACTACTATCATACGCTGATCAATTTACTGCGTTAGAGTATGATGTAGTTGGTGCTGTTAATATACTACGGAACCCATTGCGTCAGATTGACAGAACCAAATATATTAAAATTATAGACAATACTATTAAAATTAGATTTCCGTTTAGTAAGAAAGATATTATAAAATTAGAATTAGCTAAAACTAATGCTACCGGATATGAGCACAGTAAAGGATCACACGAGCATACATTTGAATATTCAGAACAAAGTGTATTTTCAATCTTAACTGAATTTGTCGATACAAGTTTTGAGATTGATGCAGAACTAATCGATGTTTATAATAAAATTAAACAAATAAAAAACTCACATGAAAATTATATTCCTGGTATCTATAACTTAGAACTTAAGAATGTTAATGCAACTGCTCGCAAATTAATAGTAGACGAATTAGGCGATCTTGATCAAACAAACTTAATCAAATATGTTGATAGAAGATTTAAGTATGGTATCGAAACTATTGATACCTTGCCAGACGATACACTATTAAACAAGATAGCTTATCGAGAAACAGCACAGCTCATGTTAAGTCCAATTGAATATGATACACAATCGGTATTATCTGCTCTTTGGGATTTAGATAGATTTCCGTTGTTAATAATTTTAGATAAAATTAATGCAGAAGAACAGCTACACGAATTAGTAACTTATTATAGAGACATATTGCCGTTTGAATCATCAAGTGTTCTTTTTAGACTAGACGGAAGTGATGTAGGATTTAATACATTAGTAAAAGATAGGAAATTGAATAATTGGGTTGACAAATCAACAAAAATAGTATATATTAGTACAGATACATTACCGAAACTCTTAGTTAACGGTGACTGGAAACCACACACTGCTATCTCTTATAACAGTAGATTAGATAGACTAGTAAACGCTTATGTAGGATTCAATTGCGACTTAATTGTTTATAGAGAAGAGAGCATGAGCCCATTTAGGAAGTATTCAAAATTTTATGGCTAGTTGTAGATTAATAATTGAAGACGAAGTAAACATCAAACTAGAAGGACTAGATGTAGATGTACGAAGAAAGCTCGCCAATGCTCTTAAGTTTGAAGTGCCTTATGCTAAACACATGCCCCAGTATAAACTGGGACGATGGGACGGTAAAGTTGCTTTTTTTGGCATTGGCGGTACAGGCTACGTCAATCATCTTGATGTTGTTTGTGATATTCTTGGAAAAAATAATGTCGAAATAGTAGACATTCAAGACAACAGACACCCTATTACTTTAAAGTTTACACCAGTAACAGAAAGCTACTGGGCTGACCAAGGTGTTAAATGGCCTAAAGGTCATCCTGCTGAAGGCGAAGACATTATGCTTCGAGACTATCAAGTTGATGCAATTAACAACTTCTTAGCTAACCCGCAGAGCTTGCAACAGATTGCTACTGGTGCAGGTAAGACAATTACTACAGCAACATTATCGCATATGGTCGAGCCGTACGGACGTAGTCTAGTTATTGTTCCAAACAAGTCACTTGTTGAACAAACTGAAGAAGACTACATCAATTGCGGACTTGACGTTGGGGTGTACTTCGGAGACAGAAAGAATCTCGGTAAGACTCATACTATTTGTACTTGGCAGAGTTTGAATATTCTTGACAAGAAACACAAGGACGGAAGTGCAGTATTATCACTTGCAGAGTTCCTTGAAGGTGTGAGCGCAGTTATTGTCGACGAAGTACACCAGGCCAAAGCAGAAGTGCTAAAGAATTTGCTTACACGAAACTTAAGAAATGCTCCAATTCGCTGGGGACTAACTGGTACAGTGCCCAAAGAGAAGTTTGAATTTGAAAGTATTCACGCAAGTCTAGGTCCAGTGATTGGACAGATTACAGCAAAAGAATTACAAGACAAAGGCGTGCTATCAGAGTGTCATGTTAATGTATGTCAGCTAATTGATACAGTAGTGCATACTGATTATCAAAGCGAATTAAAATACCTAACAACTAATACTGAACGCTTAGAATACATTGGCAAGATGATGAACAAGGTATCGCAAACAGGCAACACACTTATTCTTGTAGACAGAATTAGTGCCGGACAAGCATTAGCCGAGATGATTCCGGGCAGTACATTTATTAGCGGTGCTGTTAAAGTAAAAGACAGGAAAGAAACATATGATACGATTCGTGAAGGGACTAATGAGGTCATTATCGCAACCTACGGAGTCGCCGCTGTTGGACTTAATATACCGAGGATCTTTAATCTTGTTCTTCTTGAACCTGGCAAGTCTTTTGTTCGTGTTATTCAGAGCATTGGTAGAGGCGTAAGAAAGGCTAAAGACAAAGACTTCGTACAAATATGGGACTTGACATCGACGTGCAAGTTTGCGAAGCGGCATTTAACTCAGCGTAAGAAATTCTATACTGAAGCTCAATACCCATTTACGATTGAAAAAATAGACTGGAATTAAAAATTATGAGAATTTTAACATTAGAAAATAAATGCTTTAACTTAGATGATTTGCCTGATCAAATTGAAGACGATGTACGATTTAGTGTACTAGATAATAGCGATCCTAAAAATCCGGATTTTTTCTTTGTACCATTAATTTTTCTAGAATCATTTAGTGCACCTGCAATGGTATTAGATATTGGCGGACAAGAAATTACAATGCCAGTAGATTGGAGTATTGCAGTAGGCTGTTCAGAAAGCGGAACTGACTTAGAAATACTTCCATTAACAAGTATTAACGATCGAGGGTTTGAAGCATTTTTGTATAATCCGTTGAAGAGCTTTAAAACAGACTTTGCATCTATTAATATTGTAAACTTCTATACAGATGTAAAATGGTATTTTCCTAAAATGAAAAACGGACAATTACTAAGTGTTCAGATTACAGAAGGAACAAATCCGTTATGTGCATTTTTTGTAAAAGATATTAGTAGACAATGTGAAATTATTGAATATGAAAGGTTAATGTAAATGTCAATTAAAGCAGGCAAAATTTGGGGATCAACGGAATTAATTCACGCAAATGGCGTACTAGAATTTCACCGTATCGAATACAAAGCAGGATTTAAATGTTCAGAACATGAACACGAATTTAAATGGAATGGCTTCTTTGTAGAATCAGGTAAGATGCTTATACGTGTATGGCAAGACGATCAAGGACTAGTCGATGAAACTATCTTAGGCCCAGGCGAATTTACACAAGTTAAGCCAGGCAAGATTCATCAGTTCGAAGGCATCGAAGATGGTGTTGCATTTGAATTGTATTGGGCAGAGTTCAATCACAGTGACATTAAACGCCGCACAAGCGGAACAGCAGTTGGCTAATTTGGGCGCACTTATCTCAGGTGAAGCATTGATATATGAGCGTAGCGACGGTGTTGTCTACGCTCGTTATCGTGACCCTCCTAATAACAAATTGCCACGCTGGATAGTAGGTGGTGACCCTGCAGGAGTAGCTAGAGCACAAGGCGATTTATTGTCATATAGTGACTGGCAAGATTTATGTAGACTTGCCCAAGAACATCCTACATTAGAAAAGTTATTAGATCAATTAATAACAATGTATTACGTAGTAAAGGACGACAAATGAGAATTATAGCAGGACCGTGTCAACACGAGACACTAGAGCAGAGCATTAGTATTGCAGAGACATGTGCAAGAGTTTGTAGCAAGTACGATATTGATTATTATTTTAAAGCTAGTTACGACAAAGCAAATCGCACAAGCATTAACGGCAAACGCGGTCTTGGATTAGCACGTACTATGCAAGATTTTGAAATCATGAAGAAAGAAATCCCTGGTTTAAAAATTCTTACTGATGTACACACTAGAGGACAAATTGATGCAATGGGTGCATACCCAGACGCAGTTGATGTGTTGCAGATTCCTGCGTTCCTTTGTCGCCAAACTGATTTGATTCAACGTGCGTGTGAAACAGATAAAATTGTTAATATTAAAAAAGGACAGTTTCTTGCACCTTGGGACGTTGCTGGAATACTAAGTAAGTGCGAAGACGCTAAAGAAGTTTGGATTACAGAGAGAGGAACTAGCTTTGGATATAATACTTTGGTTGTTGATTTCACCGGCCTTAATTACATGCTTGATAATTTTGATTGTCCTATTGTACTGGACGCCACGCACTCAGTACAAAAGCCAGGTGGCAACGGAAGTAGTAGCGGCGGGAATAGGGATTATGTTCCTGGCTTGGCTCGTGCAGCTAGTGCTTTGGGGATTAGGAATTTCTTTTTAGAAGTACACCCCGATCCTGACAATGCACCCAGTGACGGTCCTAATATGTTACGCCTAGAAGACTTCGAGCGTGTAGTGGAAGATATTGTTGCCATCAGCAGTGTATTAAAATGAATACAGCAATACTAATTCCTGCACGTTATGGTAGCACCCGCTTTCCAGGGAAGCCGTTAGCAGCACTGGATAACATTCCTATGATACGCAGAGTGTACGAACGCTGTCGCAAAACAGGATATGATGTTTATGTACTCACAGACGATACACGTATTGCTGATAAGTTTGAACCACATCAAGTTATTATTGATCTAACAGATTACGCTAACGGCACAGAACGATGCGCGGGCGCAGTAGCAATGCGTACACTTGACGACTACGATCAGTTTATAAACGTACAAGGTGACATGCCTGATGTTACAGCTGAATTAATTGAAACGTGTATTGCTAGTCTATCTCAATATGAAGTAAGTACAGTGTACACAACAATGCCAAGTAAAATGCAAAACGATCCTAACAGTGTTAAGATGGTACGTGCAGGTGATCAAGCTCTATGGTTTGGCAGAGGCATGACAGGATATGGCGAATGGCACTTGGGTGTTTATGGTTATCGCAAACAAGCATTGCAAGCATATCCCCATTTACTTGTAGAAGCAGAAGAACGTATTGAAAAACTTGAACAGTTGCGCTGGCTAAAAAACGGTTGGCAAATTGGCTGTAATAGTGTATACTTTAATGGTATAGAGATTAATTCACCCGAGGACGTTGACGCATGGCATCAGAAAAAATTGCAATAAAAGAAATCCTCAGTTGGATCGACAATGGCGAAAGTAAGATTTGGGATCACTTAGAAGATGACCACAAGAAGCAAATTAGCTTTTGGTTGTTGAACAGATATGTAAGTTCTGTTAGCGGAAGTAGAGAAGCACAAGAACTTGCCATTTTTAAAACTAACGAATATTATAATAGGAACTTTAATGACATCGGAGTAAGTAAAGACAAAGGTCATCCGAAACTATTATGGCAGCTTTTGTGTATGAGTGGTAATACAGGAAAAAACGAATTTCATCAATGGATTGGTTTTAAGAAGAGAGAAGGCAGTACTGCATCTGCTACAAAATTATTAGAACAAGTTTATCCCCACTTAAAGAATGACGAGGTTGAATTACTTGCTAGAATATCTACAAAAAAAGAACTCAAAGAACTTGCAGAAGAATACGGTATCGAAAATGTCAAGCTCTGAAAAGCCATACGTCTGCGAATATTGTAAGACAGGATACACTCGTGAAAAAACTCTCATGGTGCATATGTGTGAACAAAAACGCAGAGCTTTACAGAAAAATGAAAAACGTGTGCAGTTAGGATACATTGCATTTAACCAATTCTATAAATTAAGTGCAGGCGCAAAGAAAGACAAGACATATGAAGAGTTTTGTAAAAGTCAATATTATAATGCATTTGTAAAGTTTGGTAGCTTTGTGTCAAATGTAAAGCCGTTGTATCCTGAGAAGTATATTAATTATGTTGTAACTAGCGGAGTTAAACTTGACCAATGGTGTCGAGAAGAAATGTACGAAAAGTATGCAATTGAGTTAATCAAAAAAGAAGGTGTAGAAACTGCGTTAGAACGTAGTGTTATGACTATGATGGAATGGGCAAATGAAAATAATAGTGTATGGAATCATTATTTCCATTATGTAAGTCTTAATAGAGCAATATGGCATATTAAAGACGGAAAGATTTCACCGTGGCTCATTCTTAACTGTTCTAGTGGAAAAGCAATGCTAAGTAAATTTAACGATGAGCAATTAGGAATGATTTATAATATTGTAGATCCGGCTCATTGGGCGTTGCGTTTTAAAAAACAAATTACTGATGTGCAACTAGTTAAAGATGTTGCAAAGGAAAGCAATTTATGAAAATTTTAATATTCGGCTTACCCGGCAGTGGTAAGAGTACTCTTGCCGAACCACTTGCAGAGTTGATCGGTGGCGTTTGGCTAAACGCTGATGCAGTTCGAAAAGAATATGATGACTGGGATTTTACACCTGAAGGACGTATGCGACAAGCAATGCGTATGAAATTCTTAGCAGACGGTGTAGTTAAAGCAGGCAAGATTGCAGTTG